TTGCGCAGGTTGGCCCGGATTTGGCCCCTGCCCTTGAACATCGCCACGGTGATGAATGGGCGGGCGGGAATAGGCCCGGAAATCCCGACCATGCCATTTCTGAAGAACACATCGCCCTTCGCCCGGTTTGTCCCCTCATGGTTCCAGAACCCGATCTGGATCACGGATGGCGACACCTTGCCGGCGGGAAGTCCGACCTTCACGGACGCCGGGCCCTTCGCGTTCTTGATGATCTGCTCGATGCGTTTCTCGAACTCGCCTGAGCGCTGGACCGTCACCGTCGCGCGGATCATGGCTCACACCACCATCGCGGATGGGAACGACCGGCGGCGAAGCGCCATGAAACGCTGGCCATAGGCTGTGGCCGAAAGATCGGACGCGGCTGCATCCTTGCCGCCCGGTGCGCCCGGTGCCTTGCCCGCCGCGCCGTAGCTCTCGTCGACATCGCCGACCTTGCTGGATCTCAGCGGTCCGGCCACAGGCACTGCGGACCCGCCTTCGCCGTTCTGCGCGTGCTGGTAGCCTTGTCCCGCAAGCCAGTGTGCAGAAAGTGCCAGAACCGCCGGGCGGCGATCCTGGTCGATCCATGTCGCGCCCACCTCGCCCTCTGCGTCCGCGATCACCGCTGTGACAGTCACGTCCGGCACGGCGGTGAACTCAGGATAGCGCGCCTTGAAATCGGCGGCAGAGGGCGTGGCGTAGGGCATGGGTCACTTCCCGGCGGCTGCAGCCGCCTCAGCTTCCGCCTTGGCTTTCTCTTCCGCTTCAATGCGGGCCTTCTCGGCGGCTTCCGCTTCCGATTTGGCCCTCGCCTCAGCTTCCGCCTTGGCCTTGGCGTCATCCGCCTTGGACGGCCTCCCCGCCTTGCCTGCGATGGTGGCGCTGCCGTTCTCGATCAGGCCGGAGAAAGCCGGGTGCTTTTCGAGCATGGCCGCATCCTCGTCGGAGACGTCGACCGACGCCTTGTCGCGGATGACGACAGCCTCGCCCTTTGAATAGAAGGCGAGGTCCGCGCCGGTGAGGTTGGTGACGATCTTGGTCATGGCCGCTTCCTCTTATACGCCGTCAGCGTATCGGATTTCCTGCGGGCGGCGGACATCGAGGCCGCCGAGGCGGAAGATGCCGGGCACGAGGAAGCCGAGGCCGACCGCCTGCACGGGCAGGAAGGTGTGGGGCATCGGCAGGTGGAGTTTCAGCACGTCCGGGGAACGGCGATACGCGACCATGCGCATCGTCGAGCCCGCACCCTTCGTCTCCAGCCCGCGAGCCGCCCGGATGGTCAGGGGCTGGCCGGTGCGGGCGGTGTAGACGTTGTTCTGGCGAAGGAACTCCAGCACCGTCATCGTGGTGTTGGGGAGCTGCATCGACGCGATGGAGTTGAACCGCGCGAACGGCAGCACCAGCGTGTCGGCATAGGCGGTTTCGGCGGTCGCCGTGCCGGTGCCGGTGATGAGATCGTTCACGTCGCGGAGGATCAGCGCCGGCGTCTTGGTCGACCACAGCGGCGATGATCCCGTGCCATCGGCGGCCACCACGGCAGACGGGACGCCGGTGTAGGCCCACAGGCCGAGGAAGCCCTTGGCGGCATTGCCGTTGAGGGCGGTTTCGTCGATGAACTCCTCGCAGATGCGGCGGGCCGCCATGGCCTTTTCCGCCCCCAGCGAGATACCCATCATCCGCGCCTGGTTCACCTCCTCGATGCTCATGTCATAGCCGATGGAGGCCATGGCCACGGGCGTGTCGAACTTGTCCATCGACAGGCCGACCGTTGAGACGTCGGAGGCCTTGCCGTTGGTCCACTGCGCCTTACCGGCGCTGTCCATCGAGAAATAGGTGACGGACGTAGCCCAGGGGTTCGCCGAGGTATCGACGGGGATGAGGCTTGAATACTGGATGTCCGGGTAGGTGATCCGGTTCACCTGCGCCTCGATATGCGCGGTCTGCGATGTGACGAAGCCAAGATTGGCCTGGAGCACGTCGCCGATGTTCAGATGCATGTTCATGGACACGCGCTCCTTCACTTGATGCGGATGATGGCGAGGCCGTTGGCCGCCGCCGAGGTATCCCAGCGCGCATTGGCGATGAGGGTTGAGCTTGTCGCCGTCTTGCCGAGCAGGCCGGTCGCGGTGACGAAGTAGACAGGATCACCGGCAGCGACGATCTCGTAGGCCTTGGCCCAGATAGCCCCCTGCGTCAGGACGCCTGCGGTGTCGCCGACGCGATACTGGTCGGTCAGCGCCGGATCGATGGCCTGGTCGCGCACGGTGATTCCAAGGAATTTCGTGGCAGCCGACTGTGCGGCGACAGCCCCCTGGTCTGCCGTGCCCTGCGACACGGGTTTGCCGAAGCCGATGGCCGCGGCCTCGATGTTGCGGGAGATGACGGTGCTGGGGCCAAGATCGGCCACCATGCCTTCATAGGCGACGGGATGCGTCGCGGAGTAAGTCGTCTGGATTGCGGGCATGTCTGGTCCTCCTGCTCACGCGGCCTTGCCGTCGCTTTTCCAGCCGTCATTCAGACGCTGGAGGCGTTCGCGGCGGGATTTTTCGAGATCGTCACCGACAGTGCCCGTGCCATCGGCCAGCGCCTGCCGCAGCGGGTCGTTGCCCGGCTGGCTTGCCGCAACCTTGGCGAGCGCGTCGAAGGCCGCGACCACATAGGCGGCGTCCTTGTCCTTGATGGCGTCACCCAGCTTCACGGCGACGGCCTCGCGGCGGATGGCGTCGTTGGTCTTGCCCTTGGCGTCGATGGCCTTGCCGGCGACTTTGGACGCGGCGTCGATCAGCGACTGGCGCTCGGCGATCCGGTCGTCCAGCGCGGCGTCGTTCGCCTCGATCTTCTTCTTCAGGTCGGCGATGGCGGCGTCCTTGGCTGCGATCTCGCCATCCTTGGCGGCGATGGCGCTGGTGTGCGCGGTGACGGCCTCTGCGGCCTTGGCGTCGGCATCGCGAAGCTTCGCCTGGAGCGACGTGACCGCAGCGGCGGCGTCCTCAAGGCTGGCCAGCGTGACGCCATCAACAACGATTTTCGTCGTCATGGGTGGTTCCTTGCGTTGCGGGGCCACGCCCCAGTTGACCGCGCCGGCTTCGTCGCCGATGCGGCATTCCTTGCCCGCCCGGCCCTGCGGCACGATGGCGAGGTGATTGATGCGGATGTCCTTCATGATGGCGTCGTAGCGCTCGCCTTCGGGCGTCACGCCGTCGCGCATCTCGATGGAGGCGGAATAGCCCATGGAAAGCTCGCGCTCCCCGGCCTCGACACGGGCGATGGCGCCGGCGTCCATCAGCTTGAGGGGCACGCGCAGATAGCCGCCATCCTCGACGATCTCGTCGCCCACATCGCCAACCGCGTATCGTTTCCAGTTGTCGGCGGTGACGGGTTCGGCGGGGTGGCCGACCGTCACCGGCTTGTGCGCGAAGCTGATCTTTGAATCGCGGCTGAACACCTCTTCGGGCGGGCGATAGACGGTCACCGTCTCGCGGTCGTTCAGGCCGATCTCAGCCCCGCGATAGGTCTGGACGCCAGTCCTTGCGCAGCGCACGTCCGCGACAAGATAGCCGTCCTTGGTCCGCCGCGTTCCCGCGACAGCCACAGCATCGGTGAATTGCATGGGCTGGTTTCCAGTGAATCGGCCCGCGCGGCGGGTCAGAACTCGATGACGGCTTTCGCCACGCAGCGGCAGTTGATGGCGATGCCCGGATGCCCGTCTTCGGGCGGCTTGTTCCAGCGGAAGGTCTTGCCCTCACGCGCCCAATGGCTGGGCTTCGCGTTGGGATACTTGCCGTCCGGGTTTCCCCGGACCCGCTCATCGCCGGATGTGGACCAGACATATTCGGTCACGCCAGCATCCTGCTGGCGGAAGCGGTTCAGTTCGCCGTTCCATTTCGACGCCTGGTCGCGGGCGATGAAAGCCGCGCGCCTCAGCCCGAAGCCGAACTCTTGAGCCAAAGCGTCCGCGATGGCCTTGTTGCTCGCGCCTGCCACCATCAGGTCGCCAACGCGCGAGGCGATGCGCTTCTCAATCTCGGCGGTCAGGCCCCCGATGAGCGCGGCATGGCGTTCGGCGGCGGCTTCGGCGCGCAAATCCAGCCCGGACTTCCGCAGCACGCGCGCCAGATCGACAGGATCGTTGATCGATGCGGACAGGGACGCCACGAACCGCCTGTCGAAGCGGTCCCCTTCGTCGCCGAAGAGCCGCTCGAACCGGATCACCAGTGCGGAGATGATCCTGTCCGCCACCTCCCCCAGCCGCGCCAGAGCCTGCCCCAGCGCCGTCTTGCCGCTGCCAAGGGTTCCGCCAGCGTCGAGCTTCAATCGCCCGCCCTGCGCCACCGCAGCGGCCATGATGTCGGCCCGGCATTCGCGGTCAAGGCGTCGGATCGCATCACGCGAAGCGACGACGAGCGCGGCCTCGAAGGCGATGCTATGGCCGATGGGGCGAAGCGTGACGCGGCGACGGGCCCGGCGCGGGGCGGCGTCAAACGCTCGGTTCAGCGCCGGTGTCGCCATCATCCTCGCCTTCCCGGTCCCCCTCTTCGTATCCCCCGAACTCCTTGACCGCATCGGCAATGCCCGGAAGCATCCCCTCGCCGTCAAGCAGCGCCACGGCGGATTTCGACAGGGCGGCATCCGGCATGATCGCGGCGTCTGCCAGCGTCTTCAGCGCGGATGCGGTCTTGCCCAGGATGTCGGCCTGATCCTTTTCCGAAAGCTGCCAGAGTTCCCCGAACTCGAACCACAGATCTGCGGGGGCGCTGCCGAGCGCCGATGGGATCAGCGCCGCATCGATCCGCTCCAGCGCGGGGCGAAGGGTCTCTTCCTGCTTGGCCGAAATCGCGTCGTAGTAATTTCTCAAGTCGCTTTCGCCGGTCGATTGAAGCCCGCCAGGCGACTGGCCAAGCAGGCGCGTCATCGGGATGTCAGCAGCCCCGGAGACTTCCTGCAAGAGCCTTGCGTGGACCTCCGGCAACCCGGTGAACGTGATCGTCTTCTGGCTGTGTTCCTCGCCCGCGCCCATCAGCATCATGCCGTTGATGCCCTTGAGCAGCGCGGCGAGGTTGAAGCGGCGCATCAGCCGCTCTTCGCCATCCGGCGTCTGCAAATGGGCCTGCAGATCGGGAATGGTCAGGATGTCGATCTTGGCTTCCGTCAACAGCGATGTCATGGCGGCTGCGGCGGTGTCGCTGCGCATGATCGCTTCCCGGATCGCGTCGAAGGCGCTGTCGCCCCATGGGTCGATCATGCCCATTGTCGGCGGGCGCTCGGCGCCGATGAACTTGATGACCCGCGTATGGTGGACATTGGCCATGCGGCCCGTCGCCCCGGCCACCTGCCACATCGGCGGCTCGCCATAGGACGGCGACAACGGGTCAAGGTCGATGTCGAAATAGCCGATCTGGAACCGCGTGAGCGGGTGGACGAATTTCAGTCCGCCCTTTGCGATGCGCGAGGCGTCCAGAGGCTGCGACGGATCTTCCGCGCCATCGCTCAGGACCAGCACCGCGCCGCCATAGAGCCTTGCCCAGCGCATTGCCCTGGCAACCTTGGCGCGAAGCTGGAGGCGCTTTTCCTCCGCCTCGATTCGCTTGACCGCCTCATCATCAGTCCGGAACACGCGCCATTCGCGCGTCATGTCCCCGACCGGAATGTCGATGATCTTCTTGCCGAGCCACGTCCCGCGATAGAGCGCGTCGATTTCCTGCAAGCTGGTCGAATTGTGGAACCATGTGCCGGCGGACGCCTTGTCGCGCGCGGTGCCGATATTGGCGACAAGGTTCTGGAACCCGTCGCCGATCTGCCCGGCCTTCACCCGAACGCGCGGCTTCTCAAGCGCCGCCATGTCAGAGTACGTCCAGCATCGAGGCGGGACCGATCAGTTCGGCGAACGCGCCGGAGAGCGCGTCGACCTGATCCTTGTAGCCCGCTGGGAACATGCTGATTTCATCCAGAAATGCCGCGTTCCATGGGGCGCGGACCAGTTTGATGTTGCCGACCTTCGCCTGCGCGGCGACGGGCTCGGCTCTCGTGATCTTGGAGCCTGTCTCTATTGATGATCCGATGCGATAGCCGGAGAGTTGCGTGACGAGGTATTTCACCTGCGCCTTGCCTGCCTGTCCGGGGTCTTGCGGGATCGTGATGGGGACATCGTATCCGTCCTGCGCCGCTGTGGATTTGAGCGCCCGCTCCACATCGGCGGCGTCGCCACGGAGGCGGACCACATCCTCGACATAGAGCGTGCCGTCCCGGCCCTTCGCGAGCAGGAGGCCCACCGTCCAGTCCGGATCGTTCGAGGCGATCTTCTTCGTCGCGGCGAAATCCCAGCGCCTCACCTTGCGCGTCGTGCCGGCTGGGACCGCATCGACGATCTCGAACCAGTGGCGCTTGAACTGCCCGCCCTCACGCGGCGCGGGGCGCTGCTGGTACTGGCCGGCGAAGGCGTAATCGCCCATGTCGGTTTCGAGTTGCGCGACCGTGGATGCGGGAGCACGTACCGGGTCCAGAAGCTCTCCGTCATAGGTCCGGGGGTCTTTGAACCCGATCTCTGTCTCGCAGCGCCTGTCCGCCTCGAACCGCATCGGCAGGCAAAGGTGAACGTATCCCATCGCACGCGAGAGGATGGTGCCGGACACGTCCTCCGGGTGGAGGCGCTGCATCACGACGACTATCGCGCTCCGCTCCTGGTCGTTCAGCCGGTTGATTGCGCCTTCGCGGAACAGCCGGATCGTGGCCTCGCGCTCCGCGTCGCTTTCCGCCGTCTTGGTTGAGTGCGGGTCGTCGATGATCAGCCGGTCGCCTCGCTGCGAGGTGAGCGAGCCGAACGGGATGCCCTCGCGTGTGCCTGTGCGGTCGTTGGCGAAGCTCGTCTCGCCGGTGCGTGTGAGCCTCACTTCCGGCCAGAGGCTGCGGAACCAGTCGGAGAGGATCAGGTCTCGGCATTTGCGCGTGTCGCGCTTCACCGGAATGTCGTTGAAGGCCGTGGCCAGATAACGGAGCGCGGGTGCGCCGTTCGGCCCCCACTCCCATGCCTGCCACATCACCGAGCAGATCAGCGATTTGGACGAGCCGGGCGGGACATTGATCAGCAGGCGGTTGATGCGCCCCGCCGTCACCGCCTCAAGGTGGTCGCAGATCGCATCCAGATGCCAGTTCCAGACCAGTCTCGTGTTCGGCTCAAGGATGGACCATGCCTCCCGGACGAAGCCGGAGAGACGCTGGCACCTGGCGCGGATGATGTCCGCATCGCGCGATATGCGCTCGCGCTCCCGCTCAACCTCCCTGCGCCTGATCTCCGCCCTCACCTGCGCCAGCGTCGGCAACGTGCCCAAGGATCGCTGCAAGCTGTGCAAGTTGGTCATCGTTCAGTTTCGAGATGTCCATTGTCTGGATCGGGCCGCCATGTGCGCCCGTCAGTTCAACCTTGGTCTTCGGCTGGAGAAGTCTTGCCGCCTTGTCGAGCGCGTCAACGGCGGCCCTGATCCGGGCGGGGTCGGAACTCTTGTCGGTGAGAGCCGTGAGACCGGTCTCACGGATTTCAGCCGCGAACGATTCCTGTCGTTCCTCGCGCGCACGCGCGATGTTCCGGCTGAAGGTGTCATGCCGCTGCTGCCACCTCCAGATGGTCTTGTCGTCCGGCATGTCCGGATCGTTGCATATGCTGGAGATGCCACGACCGCGTGCAATGCGTCGGCAGAATTCCTCTGCGAGTTCTTCTGTAAAGGTGGATGGCCGGCCAATCTTTTTCGGCGCGGCCTTTTTCTCAGGCGCGACGGACATTCGATTCTTCCTGTTGGAAAGGCTTCCCAAGAGGCTTGGCGAGGCGGCTTTCAAGCCGTTCGCCATTTCACCCCCTATAGTGCTCTTATCTCAGTCGTAGAGCACGATGCGTCCGTTGCTGATCCGAGGCGCTACCGGCGTCGCCTGTTGGCTCGCCGTCGCTGGCACGCTGGCTCTTTGCCGCGCGCGAGGGGGCTTTCGAGGGGTGCCTGTTTTTCGCGATGGTGGCAAGGGGTCTTGTGAGGCTGGCGCGATGGGTTGGCAACCTACATAGGAGGGTTGCCGCTTGGCGGAAAATAGTTGGTCGCGCGGGCCTGTCGGGGCGGTGATTTTGCTTGACGGGATCGGCGCTGGTGGCCGGTTCCGATGCCTCTTGCGACCATGGCAAATCAGATGCCTGATTTTGGGCTAGGTGCCAACCCCTGCTGAGACGGTATTTTGATACCATGGCAACCCCTGCATCGTGGCGGTTGCCGCTTGGCCGAAAATAGTTGGCGGGCGGCCTGAAAAGGCTTCACCGCACCGGGGTTTGCGCCGCATCCAACCGTGCCGCAATCACCTCGCAGCCCCGCCTGCGCCATTTGGTAAGCGTCTTCTCGTTGCGCACCTTGTCGTCGCGCGATCCTTCCCGACGTCTGCGCAGGATCGGCTCCAGGTCGCGGCCCATGGCTTTACTGAACGCATAAAGTGTGACGGCATCCGTCATCAGCGGATAATCGGCCAAGTGCTCCATGGGCCATGCGAACGCCTCGGCCATGCGGGATAGTTCGATTGGCTGGGGCCTTTTCGGGGCTTCCCACAGAAATTCATCGGCCCTGTTCCTGCGGGCCTGTGTGTCGGTCAGATCGGCAAAGTCGCGCAGAATGGTTGGCCAGGCATTGCCGAATGCCTGCGGGTAGATTTTCGCAGGGGAGCGAGAGAGCACCTCATAGGCATCGACCATGCGAACCATGACATGCTCCGGCGTCCAGAGTGAGGGCAGCCCGTCCGGGTCGCAGCAACGATAGGCGTCGACCCTCCCCAGCCAGTCGATCCCTTTCCCGCCGCCATATTGCCCACGCATCAAACCGTGTCCTTTGCAAGCGCCTTGCCGAGCCGCTTGCGCGCCCGGTCCATGCCATCGCCCACCACGATCGCAACAATGCGGGCGACAATTTCCGTCTCGGCCAGCCCGCTTTCGCCGGACAGCTTGATGATGATCTCCGCGTTTTCCCATGGCAGGGCGACGCGGTAGGCGCGGGATTTTGAGGTTTGCAGCCTCACGCCATGCCACCTTGCGCACTTGGCCACCGCCGTCTTGCTTTTGCCCAGCGCCTTGCCGATCTCGCGCGATGTCATGCCCTCATCGGCCAGATCGCGGATCGCGACGGCGAGCGCTGTCATGCGCGTCTTGCGCTTCGGGCGCTTCACACGCGGCGGACGCGGCGGACGCGGGGCCTCTGGCGTCATCAGAAGGGCAGCCCGTCGTCGGACAGATTGCGCGCCATTTCGGACAACGGGGCATCAATTCCGGACGGCGCTGCATCTTCTTCGGACGGGGCGACCATCATCTTGTCAACGCCGGCGACCCTGCGGCTTGTGCGCCATACCCATTCGCCATCGATCCCGATCAGGCCGCGCCGGCTGAACACCGCGCCCGCACGCTCCTGCGCCTTCGCGCTGCTGTTGCGGAATTGCGCCGTCTCCTTGTCGATGCCGGGGCGAACCCGGATGATCTCCTCAAGCCAGCGCTTCATCGTCGTCGCCTTGGCCCGGCTCGGAACCCTCACGCCAAATGGCGGCGTCCCGGCCTCGTCCTCGGCGGCGCGCGCCAGAGCCCGCATGATGATCGTGGCGTTGTCGGGCAGGATCGCCCGGCCATCGCGCGTCATGTTCGACTTGCCCTTGTCCAGTTCCTCCGTCGCATCGCGCATCTCATGCTCCTGGATGCTGGGGACGGATGCCAGCGGCGTCACGACGCAGGATGTCGGGTCTTCGTCGTCCCCCTCGACCGGGATGGCGACCTGCCTCAGTCGAAACTCATGGACCGCGCCCGTCGCGCCGGATTTGAGCCGCGTCACCCGGAACCTGTTTGGCGTGCCATCCATCGGCGGCGAGACGAACCATTGGCCGTCATTGTCGCCCTTCAGGCTCCCATGCCCGCGAGGGTCGGTCGTGCCGCCGGCCTTGATGGTGTGATGCACGCCGATGGCGCTGACCTTGCACTCCGCCTTGAGGCGCGTGCAGTTGGCGATGAAGGCCCCGATGTGATCGGCCTTGGAATCGTCGCCGCCATTGAGCGACCTGTTCACCGTGTCGATCACCACAGTGGAAACCTCGACGCCGAATTCTTTCTTGCAGACAGCGCTCGCCTCTTTCACGCACCGGATCAGCCGATCCGTGCCCGTCGCATCGGTCCGCATGTCGATGGCGGTCGGGATCAGCGCAAACGGCATTCTGAACCCGGCGGGCAGCCCCTTCGCCGCAAGCCATGCGTGGATGCGGATCAGGAAATCCTCTTCGCCCTCGGCGGCGATGTAGACGACGCCGGATGGCTTGATCTTGTTGCCGAACCATTCGCCCGAATGGCGTTCATCCACCGCTGCCAGCGCGAGGTTCATGGCAAGGTCGAGCGCAAGGAAGCTCTTGCCACAGCCCGGCTCCCCGATGACGAGATGGAAGGCCCGCGCCAGAAGTGCGTTCCGCACGATCCAGTCGCGCTTGGGCGGGTCTTTCGACAGGTCATGCACAAAGGTGGCCTCGATACCCTTAGCCGACGCCGCCCCCTGCTGCTTGACTGTATCGACAAGAGCGATGCTGTCCGCGATCAGCCGTTCGCGGTTCGAAGTCTGCCAGTCCCGCTCGACGCGGTATCCGATCTGCACGAGGCGGCGGGCGTCGGCGGCCTGCCTGATCAGCCCGGCCAGTGTCGGCGCCTGCGATGCAAGGGGGGCCGCTGTCACCAGCCTGGCCAGATATTGGCTGACCGTCATTTCGCCGGCGAGGACATGCTCCCCGATCATGGCCTTGACCGTCACGGGAGAGACCGCCTCCCCCTTCGCGGCCAGTTGAGCCACCCCGTCATAGATCAGGGCGTGGACCTCCTCGGAAAAGTCGTCCCGCGTCACCATCGGCAGGACCGCCGGCAGGTCGCAGCGCGCCATGAACAGCGCGCCGATAAACTGTGCCTCCGCCTCGATGTCCCTTGGCAGGTCCGGATATTTGCGGTCGGGCGCGTTCATGACCTGCCCCCCCAGCGCTTCGGCTCCTGCGGGATAGGCTCGCCCCTCACCCCGGCCATGCCGCGCTTCAGCGCCTTGCGCATCCCCTCATCGTCCTTGACGAGGTTCAGCGCGTGCAGCGTGTCCAGCATCGCCTCGATCACCGCGAGGTCTGAAGCATCGAAAGACAGGATCGGCAGCTTGTGGTCCGGACGCGTCGCCTTGCGAGCGCCGCCCCGCTCCAGTTGAGCGATGAAATCCCCCAGCCACCAGATCATGGTGTCAACGTCGATCCTCTGCGATGGCTCAGGCGCAATGCGGGACATGGATCAGAATATCCCCGCGTCTTCGCCGATGCGGCGGTTCACGACATGCGAGGCGACGCGCTGCTGCATCATCGGGGTGATGATCTGCGCCGCATGTGGCTTCACCTGGAGGCATCCCCACCACCACACGGCCCCGGCGTCGGCCTCATCCTCATTCGATGGACGCCAGCCGAGTGCGCAGCACATTGCGAGGGCCTGTTGCTTCGGCTCTTGGGGGATTCCGCTTCCCAGAAATGCCTTGCGAACCGAGTTCACATGCGCAATCCGCGCCGGGATGCGCTTCATGGCGCAGATTCCGCGCACAAATCCGGCCAAATCTCTCAGGATCGGGACATCGAATTTGCCCCGCAGGAGAGGCGCTTCGTAAAAGATGTGGTTTGGCTTGTTGGCGCGGGTCCATGTTATCAGCCACTCGCCAAGCTCGCGCATGGCCGTGTCATCGCTCGCGTTCCTGCCCGGCTTGATCGACGAGAACGTTGGCGTATCGCCGATGCGGCCCCAGCAAATCCCGGTGCAGCGCTTGCTCACATCCAGCGCGAGGATCATGGGAAGGGCGTCGCTCATGTCGCCAACCCGCAGTCGCAATGCCAGAGAAGCACGCTCCATTGCCCATGCGTCGGGCCGAGGTCAGCAACCACCATCCAGCCGCGCTGGTGATAGCTCGGCACATCGGCATGACGGACGTAACGGAAAAGGCCGGTGCGGATCATGACGCCGCCTTTTTCTTGCGGCGATCCAGGAAGGCCGGAATCTCAAGATCGGGGTAACGGTCGACAAAGGCTGGCAATGGCGCGCGAGCGCGTGTCGGCGGCGTAGGCGCGCGCGGCGGTCTGCCGGTCGCCTCGACCACCACAAATTCAATCGCGCCATTCTGATGCCGGCGCACGAGCTTGAGCGACGCGGACAACCACTGGACGCCGGCGACTTCATCGGGGCACGAGTCCGGGTTCCACTTCGTCAGCGGGCTTCCGGCGAGCGCCATGTAGGTGTCGCCGATCTGCAAAGGGGGCCTGACGCGGTTCATCGCCCGCCCTCGATCCGCCGAAGCCTTACATTGTCGCCGACAAAGACGACCTCGACGCCGATGCTTTTCAGCCTCTCGCCCTCGAATTTCAGGAACTCGCGCACGCGGTCCTTGCTGGCGGTCTTGCCCACCTTCGTCACGATGAAGCTGAGGCCGAAAAGCTGTCCGCTGCGCAGCGCTTCAAGGGCTCGTGCGATGGCGGGCCCGTTCAGCTTGTAGGGCGCACCTGATGGTCCCGAAATCATGAGAGCGGCTGTGTCCACCGCCACGACATGGCCCGGCGCGATCTTGAAAGCCGTCGCTGCAAGCGCTGGCGGCGTGGCTTGGGGTTGGCGCTTCACCGCCAAGGGGTTTGGCGGCAACGGGCTGGGCATGACCGGTTCTGGCGCTGGCGCCATCGGCTGGGGCGGCGGCAGCGTCTCCGCAATCTTCGCAGCCTCGGCCTCGCTCACCAGCGGGTCGAAGTCGGTGCGCCCATAGACCGCCTTAGCGGGCTCTGGCGCTGCATCCACAGCGTTCTCGATAAGCCGGTAGAGATAGGGGGCCTTGTGTCCCTTTTCGCTCCGGCGCATCTCGCTGACGATGCGGAACCCGACAGGCTCCAAATCATCGTTCAGGCGGCGGGTGATGCGCCGCACAACTTCCATTGACGGGGCTGCGGCCACATCGACCAGTTCCGAACTGGTCTTGGGCCCTTTGTAAAGAGTCGCCAGCAGCTTTGCGGTCCAGCACGGCACCTCAACGCAACGAACCTGGCCATTGCCGGTCAGAAGCGAGAAACCGACATGCGGCTGGCGCCCCACTTTTGAATCAACCTCGGACCCTGCGTCCGGGGCGGCATCGACGGGCGCGTTAACACCCTCCCCCGCCCCGGACGGCTGGACCGATGTGCACGCTTGGCCGGTCACTATGACCCCGCCGCCGCAAGCATCGGCGGCAAGCCCCTCCACGGGCCGGCCTGTTGGAACCGGCGCGTCACCGCATCCGGCAGCGTCCACGGTTTTGCCACTGCCCTCGGTTCCGGGCTCAGCGGGGAGTTGCCCCGTGGGGGGGTGCTCGACTGGCTCAATGATGTTGTCGGGCGCGATCTTCTCAAGCCGCCGCTCCAGCCCGTCGAGGCGATCCGCGATGCCGGCGGCCAATTCCGACAGATCGCAGCGGATGCCCGCCAGCATGTCGGGAGGCGCGGCAGGCTGGACCGCCGCCCCCGCAACCCATGCGTCCGGCACAAGGCCCTTCAAGGCGTAATCGAGGCTCTGCACCGGCTTGAGCCCGGCGCGATGGCCAAGCGTGATGATGCGGGTCGCGAACTCAGCCTGTTGCGCGAGGGCCGTGGCGAGATCAGGCGCGCTCATGGGCGGCATCCTCCGGCTGGTGGTGGTTGATCGGCAGGCCCTCGGCGGCGAGCGCGACGGCGATCAGAGGCATGAAGTCGGCCTCGTGGCGGCTCATGGCCTTCAGCGCGATCCAGAGCACGCGCATGGATTCGGCCTGCGAGCGGCTGAAGGCGATGCTGTCCTTGACGCGGAGGGTCCAGTCATCGTCGCCCGGCGCGCGGTATTCCTCGACCTCAAGCGTCTTGATAACCCTGAGATTGCCGAGCCATTCGTCATGCGCGGCGATGGCAAGCTGGCCAAGCGTGAATGGCAGAGGGGATGGTGGTGCGCTCATCACCAGGCCCTCGCGGGGCGGCGCATCGCGCGTTCGGCATGGGCGAGGTCGCCCGCCATCGCCTCGCCTATCGTGCTCACGGGCGTCGTCAGGAGTTTCCGGCAGCCCGCGCACCAGCTTGACCCTTCATGGTCAACCGGCCGTCCGCAATACATCTTGGCTTCGACCGGCGGCGGGGCTTCGTCGGCCCAAAGCGGCATCCGGCAATTCTTCGAGGTCAGCCCGAAGATGTTGACGCTTTCCGGGTTCGCGGGCTTCGGCCACCCGCCGCGCGTCAATACGATGGCCGGGGATGGTTTCGGGGTGATGATCGGAGCGGACGCGCCGCATCGCAGGCGCGATGGCCTGACGGGGCTGAGAGCCGGGCGCGATGTCCTGGAGGCATCCCATGCCCAGCCGAGGCGCAGCGCCTTGCCCAGAACGGCACTGCGCGAGACGGGAACGCCATCGCCCGACATCGCCTTGGCACATTGCGCCGCGCTATGGCCGTCAGCCATCATCCGACGAAGCGCCTCGACGCGCTCATCGGTCCAGAAGCAGTTTGTCGTCATGGGAACCCCCGAAGGAAAATGGTCGCCGGGGTTTCGGGCGGGCATCGCCCCGGCTCGATGGTCAGACAGGGGTTTCTGCCCTGCCCGCCCGAAACTCGTCGTCAGCCGTTGAGCGGCTTCAGGTTGGCAAGGTGCTCGATGCCTTCGACGCGCGGGCCTCAGTCGGCGACCTCATCACCAAACTCGCCGTCATCATCCGCTTCGTCATCGGTCAGGCTGTCGATGGCGTCGGCGTTCGCGTCCGGCGCATGGGCCGCATCGTCGGCATGGCGCTTTTGCGCGGCCTCGATCGCGGCGACGCCCAAGGGCAGATCGTGGAACGCCCCCAGCGCCTCGGTGATGACCTCGGCAACCGGGCGCTGCGCTTCGTCGATTTCTTCCTGGAGTTCGACGATTTTCCGGGCGAGCTTCGCCTGCTTCAGCGCGATCTTGATTTCTGGCACGGGAAGCCCCGCGCCCTTCATCGCCTTGAACACCCGCTTGCGACGGTCGGAAAGCGTGAGCATCGCGCCCTTCTGGCGGGATTTTTCCTCGGCCTCGTCGCGGTCCACGCGGTCGAGTTCGCTCATGAACTGCTTGAAATCCTGCATGTTCAGGATGTTGCTTGCGGCATTCCCCACGGACATGTCAGCCCTCCTCGTGTGTTGGTGGGCAGATGATTTGCCCGATAAAGATCAGCCCCTCGGCGATCCAGAAAAACGGCGCGGCCAGCGCGATGCGGATGAGCCTCACGGGCGGGCCTCCAGAGCGGTTTCAAGATCGGCCTTGGCGCGGATCAGCGCGGCTTCGGCGCGGGCGATGCGCTCGGCATGGGCGGCGTCCGTCAGCCAACGGGGCGGATCGGGGAAGGTCGCAACCATGAACGACGCGCCATAGGCTTTCAGTAGCGCCCACAGCGTCGCCGCGCTCGGCAGGTTCTCGCGCTCGATCAGCTTTTCAATGGTCGCGGCAGGGATGCCTGTTTCAGCGGAAACGGCCTGCGCGGTCTTGACCGGGTGACGCTCGCGAAGTTGCGCGGCAACCCGGCGACCGACAGATGTCGGCTCGAAACCGACAGATGTGGGGCGGTTATCGGATGACTGTCGCATGGCACGCTCCGATGATGGGGACGTGCCGCTGATGCGGTTCGCAGAGAGCTTCCTGGCGCTTCTGACGGATGCAAGAATCGACTTCGGGGAGGCCGGCGCGGGAACGCCAGACCTCGCCACACGGGATGGAGATGAAGATGCAAGACCCACCATGCAGGGGCCCACCATGGATGCGCCGGGCTTCATGCTCGCCTCGCGGGAAGCCATTTCGCCTCGATCTCGCGGCCACGGGCAAGGATGGCTTCGGCCATTGCTTCCCTCTCCGGTTCCGGCACAACATGCGGGGGCTTGGGAGGGAGCACGACATGGACGACAAGGCCGCTCAGAAGGGACGTGAGGAAGCGCTGTTTCTGCTTGTGGAGAGCCTCGCGGCAGCGATGGACCCAGCCACGTTCGACAGGTTCAGCCACATCGCCATGGCCGCGTTCCTCGACAGAACTCACGAATATGCTGATGCCGTGAGGCTCGGAGAGCCGGGCGCGAAGGATGAAGCGACCTCCTTCCAGAACGCAGTGATCGTGTTCGGGAAGCGCGTGAAGCTGGCGTGGATGTAGCGCGCTCATGGCCGCGCCTCATCAGGCTGAGCGACCGGCGGCGCGACGAAATCGTTCGCGGTGACTCTCCCGCCTGTCGCCTCGGCTATTTTCCGGAGAATCTCAAAATTCGGCTCCCGCACGCCGTTCGCATAGCGCGTCACAGCGACTTGTGAGACGCCAATCATCGCCGCGAAATCGGCGTGGCTGGTGCTGCTGCTTTTCAGGAATTCGCTCAGGGTCATGGCCGCTAAATACCATAACGGTATTTTTTAGCAAGCACGATTATACCGTTTTGGATTTGGACCCCGACAGCATGGCTCGGATACCAATTCGGAATGTCTGAACTACGCAATCTCCGCCAAATGTCCGGCCTGTCTCAGGCGCGGCTAGCTGATTTGTCCGGCACATCGCAGCCGCAAATCAAAAGGCTGGAGGATGGGGAGCGGAAGTTGACGCGGCAGTGGGCTGAACGCCTTGCACCGCATTTGGGTGTGGCTCCTGAACAGCTTGTCTTCGGCGAAAAGCAACCCGCGACCGTTCCACTCGTTGGCTATGTCGGCGCCGGTTCTCTCGCCACGGTATTCAGCGACGGGCAAGGCCCCTTCGACGAGGTTCCCGCTCCTGACGGCGCGACCGAGAACACTGTCTCCGTCGAGATCAGGGGCGAGTCTCTCGGTTCACTCTTCGACCGCTGGCTGATCTTCTACGATGAGGTCCGCGATCCACCGCGAAGTGCCTGGATTGGCAAGCTTTGCGTCATTGGGTGCGCAGATGGGCGCGTCCTGGTGAAGAAACTGGCGCGCGGGCAACTGCCTGGACATTACACGCTCATCAGCAATGTCGAGCCGCCGATCTACGATGTGCTCGTGGACTGGGCCGCACCGGTCAAGACGATGACGCCAAGATAGCCGCTTTTCTCGCACACGCGCGTGGGAATCACACTCCGGCGCGTGATCGCGTGTGCGGGTGGGATATCTCCCGCGCGCCGGCGCAGTATTGAGTATTATAGGTAGATGATACTGGTAGTGAGCTTCTATGATTCAGGTAGTGCTCTATAGGGCCATTCCTG